TAATATTAATACAAATAGCCCACCAAAAACCCTAAATAAACCATATTTATCAATCATCCTCAACGTTCTTTCCAACAACCCTAACTTGTCATTTATTTGCTCATCTATCTTAGTTGTTGGTATTATATTCATTTTTTTAACTCAGCTTATATTTTATTTTAATGATGAGAAAATATGGAATTCTAATCCAACAAACTACGCATCTTTTCTATTCCTTTTTGTATTTGTGAATCTTCTTGTTTCCTTTGTTCGTTAGTTGGTGTTCCAAATTGTTCTTTACTATCGTAATTATATAACTTTTTAATTCTATTAAATTCTTCGGCTAATTTAATTTTATTTTCATACCCCTTAATTACAGCCTCATTTATTAAGCCATTTATTTTCCAGGCTATTAAATATTCATTTTGATTTTTATCTTTCATAATGAAATTACACCCATCTTTTTTATAATCTTCTGGGATTAAACTAAGCATATGACTTTCACCTAAAAATTGAGTGTTTTTAAAATTCAAACGTAGTGTTTTAGTTAAATCTACACTCTCAAATGCGGTAGGCTTCTTTGGTAAATCAATAAATTTCGAAACCAGACCTGTGCTTTTTAGAATATGCTCTTTATCTGTTTTATCTTCGCTTGATTTATCAGCTGCTTTATAATATTCTTTATTCCCTTTATCGCTCGTAGCTGCATCCTCTTTATCTACACTATTACCCATTGATGGGTCACCTTCGATGCCTTTTTTTACACGTTCTTTCCATTTGTCACCAGGATCACTAGGAAACTCAAGATCTAAATTTGTTTTATTGTTATTTATATCACCTTTAGCATCATTGAATTTAACTGGATTGCTTTCATCACCAATATTTTTTTTAGTGGTTGCACCAGTGTATTCTAATGTATTTTTATTGGATTCGATATTGGATTTTTTATTTTTATCAGTAACACCTGGACCAAGAACTGGCTTGAATTCAGAGATACCTTCTCCAATCATTTCACGTAATTGTTTTCCAGTTAAGATGGTTTCCATATAATTTTTATTTTCGTTTTATTTTCAATTAACTATTGTAATAAATTACTTTTATTATAAGTATATAAATATTATTATTTATACTATTTTTTTGAAAATTATTTTCATAATCCACCTATTTTTCTATTGATTGGTGACATAAACGGAATTTCAAAGCTACCACCAACTGAACTACACGTATTTACTCCACCCATATCTCCACCACCTTCACCATCTTCAGTTACAAGTTCTTGTTCTGGAAACATATCATAATATAATCTATCAACTTTTCGTTCGAAATTTTTCTTTGGAACCATTAATTTAATCTCTGTTAAACCTGTATCCTCTGATAATTCTAACTTTCTTTCAACTAGACCAAATCTCAGTAACTTATTTAATACTTCGCTATTTCTTAATCCATTTAAACCCCAGAAATTACCTTTATTTATTGTATGATTATTTGAAAGCATTTCATATAAAAAAGATTTTACTTCTTTAATGAACTCATCTCTTGATATTTTTTGAGCTTCAATAGACTCTTTTAATATCATTAAATTATCTTTATTAATAAGTATGTTCATTAGTTAATTATTTATTTATTGTATCGGCCCAGAAATTTTTACGTTGCCATAATAGTTTATATAACTCCTCTATTACTTTGGCTGAAATTACCTTTGTTCTTGCTTCAAAATCTTTTGATTTTAATTGCTTTGCGTTTTCATCTCTAATTAAACTAATAATTTCAGGCTTTGAAAATTCTTCTTTAATTAATTGTTTTAATCTGTTCGGTTCCATATATTATTTTAATATATTTTTAATATAAATAGTATGTAAAATAAAAAAAGCTAGATTTCTCTAACTTTTTAACTATATAAATAAAATAATTATTTATTTTGATAATCCCCCAATTTTTCATCCCAATATGTTTTCCACTGGTCTTTTAAAACTACGAGTTTACCAAGTTTATCAGATGTGTCTTTTGATAGTAAAACAGAATCACCCCAAATATATAATCCACCACTTTGATCATTATATCTGAATTGAAATTTTAAATTGTTCATTCCCGTAATTTCACCATTAAACACAACATCACTATCCGCTGTATAAACTATTAATGAATTAGAGTCTGTTTTAACTGCCCCAACAAATTTCTGTAAGTTAGCCTTTAATTCCATAAAATATGGATCACTCTCTGGAATTACAATTGTATTTGAGGTATCATTGTTGGATGGGTCTGCTGTTTCAAACTCTTCTGTTAATCGACGTAGTGTTTGACACATTTTTCTGGTAATATCCGATTCGTTTAAAAGTACCACGTTACTATTTTTAGTCATTTTACTTATTTTTATTATAAATAGTTCAAAAAACGGTTTTTTCTAAATATTTACACCTAATTTTACGAATCGACTCATCAATTATTTTAGAAATTCGCATATATGAGATATTATACATTTTAGATAATTCAGTAATATCTAATTCATCATGTTCTTCAATTCCGAAATAATGTTTAACAATGGTAGATTCTCTTGGGCTAAGTTCATCTAAATAAAATAACACACTTTTAAACATGTCTTCAATTGCCTCAAATTCAGCTTTTTCATTTTCATCATCTGAAAAGCTTTGAATAGATGATTTTATTGTTTTATCTATACTAATATCGTTTACATCTTTATCTAATTCATTAAGCACTTCTACTCCATTAGTCATAATATCAAATTTAAAATTTGGCTCTCGTATTTCTAACCACTTACCCTCGTTTTTAATGGATGACGTAATTGCCTCTTTAATTTGCCAGTAAGCGTATGTAGAAAATTTAGTACCAATCTTATAGTCAAACTTATTTGCTGCGAGTATAAGACCTCTATTTCCCTCACAAACTAGATCTTTATATTCTACACCTCTATCTTTATACATTGATGCAATATATGGGACTAATTTTAAATTTGAAGTGACCAGCTTATCTCTTGATTTTAGATCTCCTTTTTGAATTGCTTTACTTAATTGTTTTTCCTCTTTTAAATTAATTCTTGAAAATTTTTTCATTTCAAGGCCATATTGCTTTAGAACATTATACTCTTTTAATTCTTCTCTCATTTTTTATTGGTTATTACCATTAATTTCTATTTTAGCGGATGAAATATTTTTCTGTTTGTCGATTCGGACGGTAGTGCTATGCCAATCCTTAATAGAATCCAGATGGGTGACGTGTAAAATGAATTGATAATCCTTTTCAATTTTCTTATACATTTCTCTCATGTTATCATAGTTCTCACTCGCAACTCCGCCAAGAATTTCATCTAAAATTAAAAAGTTTGGTCTTGGCATTGTTGATATATTCCCAAGAACACATCTTAAAGCCAGCGCCGATGCTGTTTTTTCGAAACCAGACGCACCGCCCAAACTTGATGCCACATCATCTTTAATTATATTAAAAACTACCTCGTTTTTATCTGTTAAAGCAACTTCAATGTCAAAATCACAAACATCTTCCAAAAGTCTACTTAATTCGGAATTTATAATTGGTAGTGTTTTCTTTAACACCATTTTCGAAATACCATTTTTACCAACCATTTCTAAATAAGCTTTCCAATCTCTGATTAAAATAGCTTCAGTATTAATTTCTTTAATTAATAACTCATTTGTTTTAATTTTTTTATCTAATTCAACAATATTCCTTTCGAAATTTTCAATTTCTCTTAATTTGGCATCTCTTTCTATTGTAAGTGATCTAATTTTTGCATTGATGTTTATTAGACTGATATCTATCTGATTATTCTTTTCAATTGCACCCTTATTTTCATTAAAATCTTTAATTTTTTGTTCATTTTCTTTGTATTGAGATAATAAATTTTGAATTTGGACTGGTATTATTTCAATTAAACCTATTAATTTTGCTTTTTTATCGAAAGTTTTTTTATTATTTTCTAATTCAATAATTTCAGATTTAGTTGTATTTAAATTATTAGCTGATGTTATTCCAGATTTTTTTAATTCTTCTATTTTTAATTCGTTTTGTGATATTGCACCAGAATTATCCAAACCATCATATTTCCTTTTACATGTTGGGCAAAACTCGCTTTTAGTTAAATTTTCGTTTGTTAATTTTAATGTGGTAATTTTATTTTTTATATTACTTATTTCAATTGAAATTTCTTTATCTAAATTAATCTTACCCTTATAAATAATTTCATCGAATGTAATATCTTTTAATAGTTCAAACTCTGATTTATATCCAGCTAATTCTAATCGTTTAGATGCACCTTCTTGTTTTATTTTTTCAATTCTACCGTTTACCGTATTAATATCTAATTTTAATATATTTTGATCGATTTGTTTTTTTGAAAGTAATAATGTGTCCTTGGATTGCTGTTCGATTTCTGTTAACTTATTTAGCTCAGTAACTCTGGTTTTCGATAAATTAATATTTTCATTATTTGTTTTGATAGAGATATTATTGTTTTCAATTACCGAAGTTAATTCTATTTTATCATATAACTTTGATTTTAAACCTTTTTCAAATTCTTTATATTTATCCTTTGCAAATTTATCTTTTTCCTCCAGTGGTGATAATCCTACCCATTTAGATAATAATTTACCTGTTTCTGTTTTACCCATTTCAATTAGAGAGAATAGATCAGTAGCAGTTGTCATTACAATCATTCCAAAATCTTTTTCGTTACCGATAGCTTCTTTTATTATTTTATTGGTTTTTACTGAATACTCACCCTGTTCGTTTGAAATAGAATCCGTTAATTCTTCCTTTTCACCATTTATTATTTGGTAATATTTAACCTTTTGTGATGCATCTCCCCATTCACCAGTACGTTTTTTTGCTCTTGTAACTACTCGTTCAATTACATAAGTTAACCCGTCTATTTTAATACCACCACATACATTAAAGGTTGTAACATCTAAATATTTATTGAAACATTCTGATAACGTGTATGGCTTTTGAGTTTTTCCGAAGTATAAAAATGATACTAAATCCATAGCGAAACTAGTTTTTCCGTTTTGATTTCCACTAGTTACTCCGTCTATACTACCATTCAAAAGAATTAAGCCTTTTAAGTCTGTATAATCAAACCTATTATCTGGACCGTAACTTAGGAAATTGCTCCATTCAATCCATTCCAATTCAGATTTTCTAAACTTTTCATAAACATCGTAATCAATTTTGGAATTTATCTCAGAATCAATAACCTTTATATGTTCAAAATCAATATTCTCGATTTTATTATCGATAATGTAATCATTAAATAGTTTTAATTGAAATTTTGGATCTTGAATATTATTTATAACCTCGGACGAAACATCTATTTGTTCTCCTTTTTCATTTAATTTGATCGCATTAAAAGAAACTTTTACCGATTCTTTTGGTATTCCATATCTATCGGCAAATGTCGATATAATATGTTTTTTTGATTCATGAGAATAGTTAATTGGATTGTCGTTCCATTCAACATTGATTTTTGATTTCTTCCCTACTTTAACTCTATATTTATTATTTACTGACATATAAACTTATTATATTGATTAATTTTTACAAATGTACGTAAAAGAATCAAGAAAAACAAGTTGCTTTTAATATAATTATACCATATAACACTTTAAAATTGTTTTGGTTTGGCCATATGTTAATGAATTTGGGTTGATGTCGGAAAGATATATATATTTATTACCAGTAGCAATTCCACACTCATTTAACTCTGTATAATAATAATTATCACCAACACCATTAAATAATAACCCATTATTATCTACTATAGCCCACATAGAAGTATCATTTAATTGACAATTTGGTGAATTTAATATATTTTCAAAATAATAATATCTATCAGATTCTTGGTCGTATATCACTCTATTCTCAAATCCACTATCATCTGTGCTTGTATACCCTGTTGTAACTAAATCCGATATATAAGATTCAGCAAATTCTGAAATTGAATTTACTTGTAGATAGATTGAGTTATCTCTATTGTTGATAGAATAATTTATATTTGAATTATAAAATGGTTTAACATAGACACCCATAGGTAAATATGTAATTATATTCCTTGTAACTACATCCTCGCAATTACAAGTTAAATCTTGAATATATGTTGAATAAATGTATTTTTTGATTAAACATACCCCACCACTTACATCTTTTATCATTGTGTTTATCATAACGTTAAAAATTAAATAAATCTGTTTTTTCAATCCATTTCGGTGACTCATCTCTTTGACAACTACCATTATCACCAGTAAATAGAATTTCTCGTTCGAATCCAACTATAGTGTCTTTAGGGTGTGCTGGTATTTGAACGAACATATCACCAAAATCTTTTTTTATTAAATTAGTTAGGTCGCTTGTAAATCCAGTTGATGTTTCATCAAAATAGTTCATGTTTTTATACCTTAAAATAGTTTGTCCATTGAAATTTTGATTTATATCATTTGTTCTACCACAATATTTATCTACTAATACCCATTTAGGTGTATCTGTGTTAATTAACACAAAATCAAAAATGGCTGATGAAGGTATTACATGTTCTAAATATGGTAATATAAGGTTCTTTATTGAAATAAATATTTCTTCTTCTGATATACCAGTTTTTCCTATCATATTACCAGCATAAAATAATTCTTTAGCTTTTTTAGCGTTAATACCAATAACAAAGTTCTTTAAATTTAGAGTTAATTTACTATCTGATATGTTATTATTACTATCAATATATATTAAATCACCAGTGTCTGTTAATATATTACGATAAAAATCATCTGTTAATATATTCTTCCCACCAATGTAATTTTGGTCTCCAATCCATTTAATTTTATTATTATCAACTGTTTTTATTGAATTTATATTAAAACCTATACTATTCGTATATTCAGTTAAATCAATACTTGGATAATTACCTTGTTTATCAATATCTGTTTTAAATAAATTCGTAAATTGATCAATATAATTAAAGCCATAATCATAGCTACCATTACCAGTATGAGGGTTATTTCCACTTGTTATATTAGTAACATATGTATTACCTGTTAGGTCGGTGTGCTGACCACCTGTCTCTCTATACCACCCACCCATTTGTTGAAAATAAAATTCATTTGAATTTACTCTTGCTTTTGGGTATCCATATGTATGCTCTATTATGGAAAAATGTTCATCGAAATCTAAATCGGTAGCCGTATCACCTGTATGAGTATAATTCATTGAACCTTTTGGTGACATTACAAATGTCCCTACGTTCACACCTGTTAATAAAATATCATCGCTTATTATTTGTTGTGAACCATATAAATTTTCAATCTCGTTTAACCTTAATTTTTCATTTAGAGTTATAATATTTTGTAGGGTTGTACCTGTTATATAATTATCTACTTTCTGTGTGTATTCGCGAACATCGTAAATACTTTCATCGATACCGAACATACCAAATATTTTTCTAATTGATGCTCTCGTGCCTTTCGAGCTACTAATACTTTTAGATGATAAAATTATACGTCTATTTAATTCATTAGTACATTCCAATAAATTAAAATTACCATCACAACCACGAAATATTTTATTGGATGTTACACCTGTTTCTGGGAATATATTTAATAATGATGGACTTTCCCATCCTAATGAATTTACCTTTCCCTGTAAATATTTTTCTGGAATATTATCCTTTTTATCATAGGATATATTATTTGTAAAAGCTATACCTTCAGCATATTTTTTAACTTCATCATAAAAACGTCCGTAAATCCTCAAAAGTGATTGAATCTTTGTACCTCCAGCTACATATTCTTCTAATAGCTCATTATCTATAACCTTTTGATATGTTGAATCCATGTTTTTAATGGAATCGTGGGTCATCATTCGATATATATTATCAGAATATTTTTCATCTACTAAAATTGAACTATCTATTAATTCTTGTATGAATAATTCGTAATCTACTGATGTGATATCTATATTATACCCATCATATGTTCGCCAAATAAAATCACGATAATTACTTGAAATACCGTCTTCTGTTTCTTCTGGGATTTTAAATGTCGATTTATATTTTGGTTGTGTTTTTCTGTTTAATAACGTACTTTGAAAATCATCTAAACTATCAAAAAATTCATCTTGTTTTTTTAATGACGGTTTAATGTGAAATGAAGTACTGAGTGATATTACCTTATCTAAATCTATAATAATATTACTTCCTGAACTAGTAAACCCAGTAATCGATGCCGTTTGATTATCTTCAGTTAATATAATGTAATCTGAATAAGAAGTAGCTAATGTTTTTAAATCATATGATAAATTTCTATCATATTCATAACTTAATAAATTTAAGTTAAATGGATTGGATATATTCGATATTGGTATTGTTATAATTTTTGTATTGTTACCACTAATAATTGAACTATCACTAATAAATAACCCACCTGGAAATCTATTAATAATATCTTCTACCGAAGATCTAATTAAATCATTTGTTGAACCATAATAACAAAATTTAGATAAATCAAAATATGATTTTTTAAAATTTATATAAGTTTTTTCTGGTGTTAACTTAACATTTAAAATATTTTTATCTAATGGGGTTTTGCCTGTATCTGGTATAGATAATAAATCATTTAATGTGTATTTACCAGTAAATTCACCGTTTGTATATTCTTTTTTATCGGTAGTGTCTGTATTTGTTATAAATGTAAAACCACCCTCTGTTCTAATAGTTAAATTTTTATTAACGTAATTATATGGTTCACCATAAGTAAGGAGGTCATTTTCTAAAATGGTCCCACTATTTGTAGCTATCGGATTACTTTTTTTTATATAATTAGAAAATGATTTTGTGTATTTCTTAGCCATTTTTTTATGCGTTTCCAATTATTGTGTTATGGTCTTGTGTGAAATCAATATTTGTTTTGTTTTCTTTCACTTCAAATACTGGTTTTCCAGTGGCAGATTCTTTGATTACATAATGTTCTGCTTGACTAAATATATTATTACTATTATCATATGTGGTTATTAACCCATTGTCTAGTGTTCTTATTTGATTTCCGTTTATCGATGTATATAACGACTCAATATCATTATTAGTTAATTCTATTTCTAATAGTACTGGATTAAAAAAAGTATTACTTAATATAATCTTTGTTCCACTATTCCCTATGTATGGTATTGAATTTGGATTCGCATTTGTTGCCGATGATGGTGTTACAGTTAAAAATAATAAATCAGAACTATCATTAAATCTATAGCTAACAGATTTTTGACTAGTGCTTATAATATTTTGATTAACTGGTTCACATCTATTATTTGATGTTATTATCCTAAATAAATTACTTACTTTATTACCAATGGAATCGTAATATTCAATTCTATAACCAGAAAGTGTATCGTTACCAACTGAAATACCAATTAAATCAGAAGATTTTAAAATAATACCCCTAATATTTGGATATGCAGATAAAATACCGATATCTTGTATGTTAACTTCTACTTGTTTTGGTCTAATATATATATTATAAATACCTACTTTATTAAAAATATCTAAAGGTAGTTTTAAATTATATATTCCACCAATAGGATTTACTGTTGAACCAGGCGCTAATTGCGCTGATAAAAATTTGGTTATATTGTCTGTTTGATAATTATCATTAACAATACTTCTATTCTCACTGTAAGACCAAAAGATCTCAGCATCTGTTGCTGGGTTAAAATCAGCGGCTCTATTAATTCCGTAGCTACTTGCCATTATTTATATTAATTATCCTTTATTTTAAAAAATCCATTACCATATTTTGTTAAATCATCTAATGTCCTAATATCACCTAATTTTAAATTCTTTTCAAAAGTCGAATTTACACCTCTATCAATTTTTACATTAATAAAAGTTTTTGGTGTCTCTATTATTCCAAGTAAATAGTCTGATTTTATGTTTGGTGAACTTATCGAATTCTCAGCAGTCAGACCATTTGTTAAATAAGAAATATTAGAAATTCCACTGGATACATCTTTATAATGAATACCTGTTGTCTCTAATTCATTCTCTGTGGCACCTATTATATATTCATATAATCCTTGATTTTCACCACTAAAATCACTACTCTCTGAAATAATTTTATTTATATTACCATAAGAGCTTTTAATTTCTTGGGTAAATCCACTATTCCATGTTGGATTATAAAGGTCTCTATCACTGTTTGATTTTGAATATCTTCTAAACTCATTAATCTTACTTTCACCTGTAAACGTGATAATATTATTATCTGCTGGTTCAATTGTATTTAATTCCCAATCACTTAAATCGAATATTGATAATTTACTTTGATTTTTAGTACATCGATAACTGTGTCCATTATATAATTTACTTTCACCTGCGAAATATAATTTATTCGGTACCCAATTTTCAATTTTTGGTTCTAATACACCAATATCATCTGCGCTCTGTATAAATAAAATATTAAAAGAACACAAATTTGATGTATAAGTTGTATTTTTACCGACGTAATATTCAACTTCACCATTATCTTTTATTCCAATTAATTCACCCCAGTGTGATGTTATACCTGTATAATCAATATCTTCTGGAATCAACCCATTAATTATATAAGGGTTTACTCTACAAATATAATCACTTAAGTATATTGTCTTTTTAATTAATTCCATTATTTAACTTTAGCCTGATATAAATTTATTACCGTATTTTCAGTATTATAGTCGTTAAACCAATAAACATATTTATTTAAGTTTGTATTATATTCAATATTTATAGGGATAAACATATTTGATTTTAAATCAGATAAATTAAATCCATTTACTGATCCATGCGAATAATCTTTTAAAAATAATGAAGTTTTACCATTTAATGCGCTATTATATTCAACTTTCATATAAATAGTAGTAATAGTATTTTTTAATATATCACTTCCAAATAAATAAATATAAAAACCTTCAAAAGAAGCTATTTTTAAACTTGTTCTTGGATTATAAATAGTAAAATCAGTCATTAATGTACTCATTGATAAGCCGTTATTAATATATTTATCATATAAGTCTCCTGAATTGATAAAAATAGTTGAATAATATAATAAATTCTGTACTTTTATATCATTTGAATCATAAAATGATAGTCTAATGAAGTTGTTGCTTAACCTTTTTCTTCTATTAATTACATCATCGCTCGTATAGCCAATATCTGATAATAATGTAGAATTATATGTCCAATTATTTGAAATATAAAAATGTAATTTAAACGTTATAGATTGAATATCGTTATTAATATTGCTGGAAATTATTGGGTGTAACCTAACTTTTTCAAAATCGATTGTTGGATTAATTACGTTCAGGTTGCTAATATCAAATTTGTTTTCAATAACTTCGTATTGTTCTGAATTTGGATAAAATAATTGCCCGATTTTAATTGATATATGATTATCGACCACATTTTCAGTATCTAAATTTATTTTATATTTTAACATATACTATTTTGGTTGCTGAATCTATTATTAATTAAAATATCGTTTGTTGTATTATCACCATATAAATCAGATGGAAATGTCCTACTCTTTAAACCGTAAAGTCCAAAAGGATCTTGTCTTTTTACCACTAAATTTATAGCTTTGTTTAGGTATAACCTTCCATTTGTAAATTGAATATCGTTATTAAATTGTGATTCACTATCAAAAATTCCTTCTGGTAATATATCTCGCCAAAGTATTCTACCATTGTTCATATCATTCCCATATGATGGTATTGAATCACTATAATATCTTTTGAATTGATATATATTATTATTTATATCTTCAATCGCACCAAAAAAAATAGAATTATATGGTATTAAAATTGACTTATTTATATCTCCCCTTATTCTAATATTTAAAGTTAAAGTTTTAATTATATTATTATTTGAATCTACCTTATTTATTCTAATTCTATCAAAATCTAAAAAGTTTTTTGAATTACTTATCTTTAAAATTAAATATTGTATATCGCTTTCTGAACCAACATATGAATTTAAATTAATAATATTACCATCTTTATTTAACCCCAAAGTAAATATATCGTCTTCACAACTTACAATTGTATTTAATTCACCTTGATTTATAATAGAGGAATAATTTTTAATTTGTATTTTATAATGTGGGTTATAAAAATAGCCTTCATTTCTTGGTTCGAGATACATTTTTTGATCTTCATCGTAGAATGAAGTATATGTGTGATTTATAGTATGATATTCAAAAACATTATCTAATCGTTCTCTCTGAACCGTATTAAATCTATGCATTACATTATCTAATACAATTTCCTTTACTAAGGATTTATTATATTCGACTATATCACATAAAAATTTATTATTATTTGATGAGCCATTTATTGTTATATCTTCTTCTAATGGTATTTCTATAGTATTGTTCGAATTAATTAATCTTATATTTGAATAACCATTAACATATGGAGCTTCATCAATTCCAGATGTTACATTACCAAATATATTATTATGACCTAAAGTATCGGATGTCTTCCCTTTTTTTATTATTGTTAAATATAATTCACTGATTGGCCTACCTAAGTTATCAGACAAAAGACTTATATCAATATCATCAATAAATTGAATCTGATGAATTTTATCACCAAAAATATTTCTTGAAAATGCAAGCTGATAATTATCTGATGTTATCTGCGTTGTATTACCTGTTATTTTACTTTCAATATTTTCGATTGTTATTTCATCTGTATCGAATTTAAAATTAGGTACTTTTCTTAATTCTCTAATGTAATAATCTGATTCGACACCATCCACTATCTTAACTATCCGTTTTGTTTTTATACTATTTAAAAAGTCTACATCATTTAGATCTGAATATTTATCAATATCTAATATAAATGTACATTCTTTATTCAACCCATTAATATCACCAACATTATAAATTTGATAAGTTTTACCAATTGGTGAATTAGTATATTTAAAAGAAATTATATCGTGTTGATTTAATTTATTTTTATATGAGGTCGTTATTTGTAGGTAATTACCATTTTCATTTGCATATCCAATAACACCATCTGATATTGGTAATCCATTTATTCCGTTCGCATCTGTAACTAATATATGATCTATAATATTTTTATATGGATAAGTAACGCAATAATCCCAATTATCCTCTGGTTTTTCATTTATAATCATCGGGCTAAAACTAAAATATTCTCTAGTTGGAAATAAATCAATTTTTTCGCATGGTAATTTATTTATAAACATGCGATTATTATTAATCTTACCAGCATTTAAAAAATACATCCACCCATTATCTTCAAATAAATTATTATCTACAGAATCTTGAATTGAACTAACATTTTTCAATGATGTACCAATAAAACTATCTAATGAGGTACCTTTTTTAAAGGTGTTTACTCTTAAAAAATGATTATCAAAAATATCATACCCACAATTATATGTAAATTCTGGATTGATTGTTTTAATAGCATTTAATCTAGTACTTCCAGTTATTTCTATATCCCCATCATATATTTGAGTTATTGGATTTATTAACACGTTTGTTGCAATTGTATTTATTGTGATAGTTAACCTGTATTTTGTACAAGAATTTATCTCGTTATCAAATATTTGATAACTATTAACAATTTTATTAATGTTAGAAATAGGTAATTGCCTTGAAGTTTGTTCTAGCTCCATGGTTTGATAAAAAGCTGTATTAACAGCTTTCTTATTCTTATTCTTATTTAATGCTATTTTTATATTCATATGCTACTAGTCAATTGGCATTGGAATTGGCCCTGTTGATAAAACAATAGTATCATTATAGTTATAATTACATAGATTATCACTTAATATTTCACCAAGAGGATCAACATATACATTATTTATCGTAGAAGTATTATGTATACTCGTACCCATCGAGGTAGTTCCACCTTTAAATATGGTAAGACTAATTGTAATCAATAATTCTTTACTATTATCATAATAATTAATTACTCGTGTTATATTGCTGCCAACTGGTATGCTTGATCTTAATACTACAGTTGTACTAATTGACCCAGGTGTTGAAGTAAATTTAATATACGCAGTAGGTTTCACTATCGGCATAAGTATTCTAGTTTGATCCCACAATATAGTATCATATAGATTTGGGTCTGATGTAAGATAATAATCTTTTATATAATCTTTGAAATGACCAAGCCTTTCATTAAAATCAGCAACCGTTAATTGTTGGAATGACGTTCCAGTTAATTGTTCGTATGTTGTTCCAGTAACCTCGAACGACATTACGCCATTATGTGTTTCTGTTATAACTGATGGTGGCGTATTATCATCCATTTTTGTTATTATTAACTCCAATGATCGTTTATATCCTGTTTCTATTAATCCCATTTTTTTATTTTTTTTTAATTTGATTCTTCTAATTCAGCAACATAATTTATAAATTCAGCATTATATCCTGAGTCTGGAAGCTTAGTTTCTATAAAATAGTTGATAAATTGACTTGTATAAAGATAATTAATATTAAAAGTATATTGTTTTATATTGGTAGCACAACCTATTTCATAAATCATAATAACATATAAACCAACACCTAAATCTGTTATAGCTAAAGTGTTAGTAGATATTACACCGCTAAACAATAAGACGCCATTTTTATATAATTTATATGAGTTTGATGTATTACTTGAGTTATCATTAAGAATATCTGTAATTAACAATTCACCCTTATTCGAATCTATTGTTGTTGTATTTTTTATCAAATATTTATAAGATATTCCTATGTTTTTAGGTAAAAATATTGATTTTACTACTATATTATTATTACCATCAATAACTTTAATACTATAATATTTAGATTTTAACCCATCTATTAATATTTCATTATCACTTGAAATATTTGAACTACACATAACATCATCCAGATAAACATCATATGGATAAACCGCTTTGCTAGTTTTTACGCTTAATATACCATTTTCAATTTCACAAATACCTTCTTTTGTTTTAACTATAAGATTTAAAGTGAATTTTTCTTTTTCAATCGTAGAGCATGGTACAAAATATTGATTGTTAAATAAATCTATTGCTGTAGAACCAGGTTTAATTCCAAAATAGAAATAAAAAGAATTCTCATATCTCGGAAACGAATAATCCCCAGTATAATAATTTCCATTTAAATTATCAGTACCAAATCTAAAAGTATAATAATCTAATATGAACCCATCTTGCGCAAATACCGACCTCAATTTTCCATCAAAACCATTTGGATAGTTATAAATAAAATCATATTTTGGTTGATTAAAAGAATTAACACTTGTTGATAAATTATTAATATTTAATGTTGAAAACATACCTCTAACATCCCCGTCAGTGATTTCATCTGTTGATATATATCCATCAATTAATTTAACTAAATCATAACCATCAGATGTAGACCCAACATGTTTTTCATCGAAATCTACACCTATTTCGCATAATCTCGTGGCGTTAACACAAGATTTAACAATAGTATTACTGTCCATACAACTAACACCCACAAATAAACCATTTATTTCATATCCTGGGGTATTACCCCAATCAATACCAGACATTTCTTTTTGTATACTAGGTGAATTCTCTTTTACATCTGTATAATCACCATCTGGTTCAAAGCTATCAGGTGGTAATTTAAACGACGTACTTGGTAATAGTTGATGTAATTGTGGTATACCATCCTGGTCACAATCCAATAAACTACCTAATAGAATAATATCTGTACTATATAAATATTTATTACCTGGAAATTCAACCGCCCTATAATAAAAAATGTCATCTACTTCATTTCTATTTATTGTCCCTCTATATATCTGATCTATTGATTTCTTTTTATAACAATTTTGTTTATCATTACAGTTTATTGTCGTATCAACATTAATAATGCCATCTTTACTAATAGATGGGGCGCATGATTGTACCAAAAATAAATTAGTATACTTCTGAACCCACGACCCACAATACACTGGGTCTTGCTTACCAGTCTTTCTATTTTTCTTTGTTTTTGTTAAAAATCTGGGGGCGTATAAACTTCCATTTATCCAGTCATTTGTAAAATCAAAATTAACAACTTCATTCTCAGATGATAACTGTGTTTCAACACAACTTATTATATTACCAATTAATGTATTATTGGAAATTCCAGGTCCACCACTTCCATCTATACCATCACCTTTGAACCAATTATCGATACCATAAATACTATTCGTAGCGGCTTCTTCATCTCCGTACATCCACTTATGTATCTTAGAAAATGGTACAAATAAAGATTTTCCTTTCCAATCTATTGTTGAACATACATCCCCAGCTAATTTAACATCCAAAGCTAAAAAACCCATAACAATTAATGGAACATTATGATTTATAAGGGTAATTATATAGTTTATATATCCAACTGTCTTAATAAAAAAAGTCGTTAACAAACATATTAACATAAATCTCAAATTAATGTTGACCCAAATATTATTATATGGGGCTGGGTTATTATTTCCATGATAATTCACGGACTTTAGTCCTGTGAAATGTCTATCTGCAGAAATATCCTTTAAAAAAGCACTCTTTCCAGTTCTAGGTATATAATTTTTTACTGAATATACCTTATTCCACATTAAATTAACAAAACTAAATTCTTTACAATTTGAACTAAACTCATAATCATCATATAACTCTGATTTTGGTTTATTTGGTATTAAATATACACCTGTTTTACTTTGTACGAAGTCATCTCCATTATCATCTAGCGTTATTCTAAACCTTACTTTTGCGCTTGTTGGTATTCCTTTTGTTGGATCTGTTGTTGGTACCAAATTACCAAATTCATCTGTAACAACATAGTCTAAATTCATTGGTATTTGATAGCACCAAACCCCATCGTTATTAATTAACCTACCACCATTAATATCAAATAATTCAATTTCATCATTTATCGTTTTACGTATCATTTCAATTGAACCTTGAGATGTAGTTAATTCACTCATAACACCAGTTGTTGTATCTGGCCGACAAGTTTTACTAATTGAACTTTTTTGTGAATCTGTGAAAATACTTCCCATGAAAACACAGGTTGGCTCGAATTTATATTGTATATTAATAGTTTTTTTTGTAATTGCTAATTCTGATTGTGATTCATCTCCCCAAAATGGATATACAAAGATAGTAGTATCTTGGCTTATTATTTGTGGTAATGAATCTAAGTTTGTACTTGTTTTAAATTTATTTGGACTATCAAATTGTTTTATATTATAACCTTTATATTCCATATCTCTTGGTGCTTGTGATAAAACACCTATATCTGATAAATCAATATCAACATGAATTTGCTGTGATCCAGTAGGTATACCGAAAAACATATAGTCACCAGATTCGTTCGTTATAGTTGTATATTTATAAAAATCATTAAAAGTATCTAATTTAATATTATTATCTAATATATCTCTTTTTGACGGCAATGACCCTACGTTTTGGTGACATTTATTAACCTTTTTATCTGGTAGTAAATTATATCTTATACCATCTGAGTTTTTATCAGCTGTTGTATTAAAAGGATATAATATATTTTTATCAATTGCCTGATTTGTTGATTTGTTTGATATAAATATAGAAATTTTTGCGTTTGGAATTCCAAAACCATCGTTTGCTAGAACGCGTCCCACTACAACACCATATTCAGATGTATACATTCTATAAACATCTTCTTGTGATATTGATAATGATAATACCTCTAATAAATCAAAGTCTTGATCAAGTTTAACATTAATATGATCGACTGGATTTAATTGGTCGTATTTTATTCTGAAAGTTTTATTATTTTCCACCATTTTTACTTCTATTGAATAGTTTTAAAAAATTAATATTTAATATTGTTGGTTTTTTTAATATCCCATGCAAAATAAATATTAATATTAATATCGGTATTGCTAACGTAAATAATAATAGTAATAATATCGAGTAAACTAAATATTTTAATATTTTAAAAAATATTTTATTAAAACACCTTCTTTCTTTTAGATGAGTCTTACTTGTTGATAAGTTAATATCATCGACAGTTTTTATCATCTTAATAATGTTTTTCGTTGCTTTGCAATTACAGTCTTTATTTTTTATCATTATTTTGATTTTACCCTAATAATTATGTCTGATTTTGGGTTTTTAATTTCAAACATAGTATCTGAATTTGAATACAATATACCATCGGTGGCAATTAAATCTATTTGTACTCGATTCATGTATTCTGTATTTGTTATTGTTGGCTGTTTTATTTGGTTAGGGGAATACCCCGTAGAATAAATACTATAAACCCTTAAATCGATTAGATTTATCACCCCACTTATTGCACCGATATCAGACTTCATTTTACTAGTAAATATTTCATCTCCCATTTTATGATTATTTATGTCCATATAATTACCAACATATAAAATTACAGCCTTGAGTACATCTTGTTTTGATTTAGATGTATCTATAGTAATATCGATTTCAAACTGAATATTATTTATTAAACCTGGTTGAATTTCAACATAATCGTTTATCATTTTATATTCACTAAGATATTCTACTATATTATTGATTAATGTTTCGCTTAAATTATTAGATAGCGTACCATCATAATCGAGGCCTAGCATCGTTATAAGTATTTTATTATTAACCTCCTCTACCCCTATTTTTAATGGTGCCCCATACTCGGATGGCATTGTTAATATTTTATTTTTATAATCATTTAATGTTACACATCTATTTTGAGATAAATTATTATATTTAATTAAATATTTTATTTCTTCATTTGTTAATTCATCTCTACCAGAAACAGATGGGATAGAATTTGTAACCTTTAGTGAGTTTTTAACCTGTGCTATTTTTGACTCATTAGACCCACCTATCGTGCAATCTAAATAACCTATTGTGTTCATTATTCCAGTACCAATGTTTGATGACTTTCCACCCCCTACAGTATAATAAATATATATAGTTGAATTAGATGCTGGTATCATCCCAAGGTATTTATTATTTATAGCTTTATTTAATTGATACTGAGTATAGTCAGTTGAATTTTTAATATTATCTAAATTTTCGTTTGATCCAGCACCAAAAATAAGTTTTAAATAATAATTATCAGTATATTCTGTTATAAATTTTTGAGTTACAGAATTCCATTTTGCAACAGTTGGTATATATCCATATACTATTGAACCATCTTCCAAATTTCCACAATAGGTATTTCCATAATTTGTTGAACCTGTTATCCCATTTTGATTTAAATCAAATAATAATTTATCAATAAAATTTGCACTTTGTATTATATCTTTTCCAAATATTTTATCGTCTATTAAATTATCAACTTCATACCACCTATTTTCTGTGTTACTAACAAAGTCCGAAATTGTTGGGGTAATTTGGTTGTACCCATCAAATACTAGGACTGATTGCACGTTTATCACGTTTGGCTCTGGTAAAATAATTTCCATAAATGGAGATACATCTGATGGACTAATCGTTTGTTTATATATTTTACTTTCCCCGCTTATCATGACGCAGGTCTTTGTTATAGTATATCCAACCAAACTACCAGTAGTTGAATTTTTAAGTGGTAAAATTGTTCTATCTGATATACCAAGAGAATTAAATTGCTGGGAAAAATTAACGTCTGATTGTAATTCGAATTTTTGACCACCACCTGATGCTTGCGTTCCTTTATTTAAAATAGGAGCATAATCCCAATCTGGAGTACTACCACCAATAACGACTGGTATATAACATGACCAAACAGCTTCTAACATTGATGGGCGCTTTCCAGGTACCTTTAAATTATTAGTCCTTGCTGTTGATAGTAAAGACTTTCTTTCTTGCATATAATCAATCTGTGTCTCTTGAAATCTATTATCTATAAGGAAGCCTAGATCATCCCCAATAGCAGCACTTAAATCCATAAAAAATGAACCAATTGATGAATCCTGAAAATCATTAATTATGTTTGGGTAATTTCTTTGGATATATATTTTTAATTGCTCTTTATATTCCTCGAATGTTCGTGTGTTGTAATTAATTGGGTTTGCCATTTTATATTTTATTAAACTGATGTATTTATGGAATCTGATGTTACAAAACTACCTTCATCTATATCATATTTTATCTCTATATTTGCAGTGTAATTTTCATCGGTGCTGTTTGTAACTAATAAACTTGTTATCTTCACATTTGGAATAAATTTTTTAATAGATTCCTGTATCTCTACTTTCATATCAGTATAAGATTTTTCATCGTTTTGATCAAATATATACCGAATTAAATTAGTACCAAAAGTTGGCATTCTAAGTCGTTGCCCCTTTGGTGTAAAGATTAAATGCATTAAATCAGATTTAATTTCTTTATACGGATCATATTCTAAATCTATAAAGAACCCTTCCTCGTCTTTAACAGTGAATGGGAATCTAATTCCAAGATATTTTCTATTTAGTGCCATATACTAACTACTTTCCATATAAATACTTTAGAATTTTTTTTTTGTGTTTAAATTTTTAAAATAAAAAAGGTAGAAAACAATTAAGTTCCCTACCTTTATGATATAATTAAATTATTATTTTGTACACTCAAAAATTGTAATCAAATCATTTGGTTTTAACCCAGAAATAAAATTATCATAATAATTTATTACCCAATCCACGTAACTACTATTCTCCATATCCAACCATTTTCCATTAACTATTATAGCATTAGTAAAAAAAGATGAGTTATATTTTATATATTGATTTTTATCAGTAAAATGTTCAAAATAATTAACAAACCCCTTCATATTTTCTAAAATTTTGAAGTCTTCGGGTGTTGTTATTGGTGAATTCTCATTACAAAGTTCCCAAGCGCGTTTGTATTTATTGACTATTCCAGGGTTTAAATGTATAACCGACCAATTTATATCTGTTTTTTTACCAGATGTTACATATATATTATCAAGATTAATAAGTTTTTCAGAATACATTCGCCCACCAACCTCACAAGTTAACCATTTACCGTCTGGATTATCATTACTAATAATATTTTTATTAATATCAAATTGATAATAATCACTTAACCGAAGATAATAATTTTCATCTGAGATGCTTTTTAAATCATTTATTTTATCGATTAGAATATTCTTTGATTGTAAATCTTTAATCGATTTTAAATAACCCTTATAAATTTCTATTTGGAGTTTTCTTAGCTTACCCATATCCTTATATTGATATAAAATATATGGTTCTTTAGCATCTGACATCTCATCATACTTTGAAATTTGTTCCTCTGGATTTATTCCAATAACCAATACTGAAAAATAATCAAATTGTTTGTTATTTATCATAATTTTATGCTAAAATATAAATCACCTCTATTTAATTGTAAACATTCCAATATTGGACTTGAAAGCATATTCCCAGTTTCCATCCAGATAGTAAAATCTTCACCCGTTATTTCATCCGTCTCAGGTAATTCTTTTACCAACTCTTTTAATTGCTTAATAGTTATACCGTCTTTATTTATCATTCGTTTAACTCAATTTTAATTAAAACTTCCGATGTTTCCACATCTAATGCTAATCCTACAACTGGCATATCTTTTCGAATTCCAATTTCCCCAACTAAATAAACTTCTTGACAACATACAACATTATAATCCAAATAAACATCTGGAATCATGTTTACCCATTTTTTTAAGTCTGCTAAAGTTAACTCTCCTGTATCAAAAAAACCTTTATTTTCCATTATTTCATTAATAAATCTTCAATATTATCTTTAATATGTTTAGAAAATTCTGGTTCTAAATCAACTTGTGATTCAACCAATGTTTTATTGAACTCTTTTAGTTTTTCAACGCGTGATTCTAAAATTTGTTGTTTTTGAACCTCTAATAAAGTTAAATCGGTATTTTCTAATCTGGTTGTTTTATATCTTGGAACACCATTATCTTTAACCGCAATGTATTTAAATATATCTTTACCTTGGCTTAAAGAATTTCTAAACATGAGGTAATCGTTTACCTTAACGTCTGAGTATGAGTAAGTTCGCCCGTCTGAGAAGCAAACAGTAACTTCTTTTAGTGCATCCAATTTATCATCGCATTCACAATATTTAACGTTAGAACTATCGAACCAAGTTTTATCAATTCTATTTTCTTCATTGTATTCATTTAAAATTATACTCATAGATTTTTTAATTTTTGTAATTCATTATTTAATTGTAAAATATGTTCTCTAATATCATTCTTTTTTATTTCAACATAATTTTCGTTCGGATTATAACCAATACCAATTTCCTGTTCAATTCTTTCTTTATTATTCCAAATTCTACACATACCAACATACCACTCATTTGTTGGTAAATAAGCTTGTTTAATCTTATTAATACCGTTTTCGATAACTTCTTGACTGACTTTAACCCATTTTAAATCTTTATTGTATCGTGGGTCATTAAACCATTCAAGTTCGATTTTATTTAATTTATTACCTTGTTTATCAGCTGAATCCCATTTGTCTTTAAACCAATTCTTAACCTTCTGGTCTGTTGAAATAATCGTAGTTTTAATATTTTCAGGTAATTTGTAACCCATAAGCTCTCTAAATCCATCATCAAATTCGATAAAAGCAGAATTATCATAAATAATATGTGTTATTTTATCTAATTCTATGTTTTGTAAAGAATATACTTTATTTGGATTAATAACTCTAATGTTTGTACCTGTTGCTAATTTGATCTCATTTCCATTATTTATAACCCAGTTTTTATCGTAATCAAATATTGGTTGATTAGTTCCCAATAACCATTGATCAATAAAACCACTTACTAATTTCATAAACATAGAACTACATTGTAAGCTACTTGACATATATAATATATCCGTACCCTCAGTTAAAATCAGCTCACAGGCATAATAGGCTGCCATTAAAGCTGTATTTCCTGCCTGGCGATATGATTTAACTATCGTTCCTTTATTATCAACCAGTGACCTTAAAATCAGTTTTTGGTGATCCATTAATTTGAAAGGAATCATTCCATGATTATCATTATTCATTTGGGTAGCATCAAAAACTTTGAAATATTTTTCGATCATATAAATACGAGTTTTATCGTCAAAACATTTCTGTCTTTCCAATTTTTGTTCTAATTCATAATTACCAAAAATTTTTTTTGGAATTCCCATATATGATAATATTGAGCTCCTAACATAATCCATATCATCTTGTAAGAGCTCTAAATTATTTTTATCCTCGAAAGTAAATAACATTCCTTTTTCCATTTGATTCATAACTACTTTCTTACCACTTGGAACTTGTATTTCGATTGTTTGTTTCATAATTTTATTTAAATTGTTTTTTTTTTATTTAACAGGCGAAATATTCAAAATCTTCATCTAAACCAGATAAAAAAGTTTGTATTTGACCTTTTAATTCTTGCTTATTTTCACCACATTGGTGCATAATAATTAATTTACCGTGACCACCCTCATATTCTTCAATAGGCTTTCCAGGTATTTGTCCAAGTGGCTCTCCGATCCAGGTTGAAATTTGTTGTGTTTTAAACCATTTTGTTGGTAATATTTCTTTTTCTTCTTTCATGGTTTTTTATTTAATTTTCACAAATATACGTTTAATTATTGAATAAAACAAGTTAAATTAAAAAAAATGATTGGGAACCTAAATAACTTTAGAAACCCAACCATTTAATATTATTTATTACACTCTTTTGATTTCACAAGCCCCACCAGAACAGGCTTGGGCGGCATAATCAGATACATCTTTAAATGCTGGTTTATTAAGTATCTTATTAAAATCAACCTCGCGCATTTGTCGGTTAATAACCTCCCATTTATGAATTAGGTGAATATCTTTTAAACAATATACCATTTTCTTTAGATCTCCTTTAAAATAGTTTTTAGCAAACTTCTTTGCGCAGCTTAACCAATATTTTTTAAGAAGTACTTCTTCCCTTGTTCCTGTTACTAATAAATCTCTATCAAGGACGCTATCACAAGCAAGCCATAAATTATTTTTAAAGTAATGTAACCCATCTACAATTAACCCAGATGCAAATAAAGAACCTTTACCATATAGAGAAATAATTTCTTCCATAGTATTTACCGTTGTAAAAGGGGCTTGATTAAATTCTCTATCGGCTGTATTTGATATAAATGATACAGCCGTAAAAGCCTTTTTATTATCCCAAATATAATCAATTACTTCTTCAATATTATCAATAATAACAGTGCAGCTTACGTTGTGATTAATGTGTGGATATCCACATAGTTCTGGGTTAGTACCGTAAGTTACCCAATTTTCTTGAACTAATTTGATTTTCTCAAGATGTGCTAAACCAGTCATGTCTTTTTTGTAAAAACCATCTTTTGAATTTTCTATTGGTATAAAAACAACATAATCCGAATTAGTATCAGACCACGCCGATTCTTCTAATAAGAAAGGCATATTTTCATTCAACCATTTAGCGGTTTCAGCTTCTTTATTTAGTTGCATTAACCTGAAATATGATTGAGCGTGTTCTGGGTGAATGCCAGAGGATGTACCTAAAATAACACTACTATTACCACTTGGTTTACAACAAGTTAGCCTTGCAGCTGGGTTAATACCAATTAGTTTTGCTACTTCTACATTGGTCTTTCTTATGATATCAACTCCTTTTTGTAATAATTCAGCGTTGAATAATTTTGGATTATTCATCCAGCCTGTAATTGACACCCCCAATAAAGATTCTTTTTGAAATATTTTTTCACTTGTTTCACCTAAATATGAAAACGATGTAAAACCAGCTTGAATTGTTCCCAAAATAGTTGCATCAGCACAGGCTTTAAAGAACTTTTCTTTTGTAGTACAAGCTTCGGCTGAAATTTCTGTTAGATTACAACCTTGTATACCTAATAAATGGCTGTTATTTTTAATGAAATCACCTAATTCTTCGTACTTAATATTTTCTAAGTCCATCGTATCATTCCATAATATTGGAAGTTGTGCAATCTCAAAACAAGGATTAAACATATCAAAATATGAATTTGCAAAAACAAAACCAATATCCGAAACACCATCGTTCATTTTGATAATTTCTTCGAATTGAGCTTTTCCAACTTTATCTCTTTTTAATAGAATAGAGTTATTGGACCTTGCCCTCTGTGGGTTAGTTTCAAACCAATTCCCCATTTTTGCATTGATCATCTCATCATCATTTTCATCAATAATCATATCCATTGCTGATCGCCTAACACCACCACTAAGAACAGCGTTTGATGCAAAACAAAGTATGTCGAATGCTAAAATAGGTCTAACAACATTACCTTCTTTAGATAACCAATTTTCAATTAAATTTTCAATTTGTTCTAATGATTTTTTTAATGCTTCAGAACCAGGAGCTTTAAACCCTCCACTAATGAAAGCACCTTTTTTTCTTATTTTTGAATAATCGAATTTAATTTCATACCCATAATATTCTGGGAATGGTTGGTTATCTTTGAAATACGAAGACATTAAAACACCAAGAGAATCTGACCACCCCTCTATTGAGTCTGGAATAATAAATGTTTTTGTTCCATTATTTCTTTTCTCAATATTAGATATATTTTGAACGAATGGTATTAATAATCCGCCACCGAACCCACACCCACTAAGTAGTAAATAAAATACCTCTTGGAAAATCTTATTGTAAGCTACATAGCCAGTCGTGCAGTTGTATAATCTACTATTATGTTTCTCTAATTGTTCACCGCGATATTGTAGGCTTCGTTGTGATGCTAATACCAATTTGTCCTTCATGCTTTGAACAGCTGAGTCAGTATACGGTTTTATCTTATCCCCATATTTTTTTAAATGGGTTTCAATAATTGAATCACAAGCCTCTTCCCACGTTTCATATCGACCTAAATCTTCTCTCCATTTCAAGTAATCCGAATGTAATTTTAAATCCGATAGAAATTTTTTACCTTTTTGCATTTTATTTATTTTGTTTTTAATTGTTTTGTTCTTCTTTTTCTTTTTTCGCCAATTCTCTTCTTAATCTTGCGGCTTCCAAAATATCTTTTGTTTTTTCTTGCTTTTTCTCAGCTTCAGAACTATTATAATCTGTCATTCCCTCAAACATTTGGATATTATCAGTGTTTATCTCACAAGTACCATTATTAAATGAAGCACCTTCCATTACTCTACCAGATTTACCAGATCTATTTTTCAATACAGCAATCGTTGCAATATTATTTTCCATATCTTCCATTGAACGGGCAATTGATATTACAATGTGAGCAATTTGAATTTTTTTGAAACTACCACCAGCTTTATCCATTGTCACAATTTCAGCATTTAATGAATCTTTCGTTCCTTGGGTTGGAACCCATAAGGCAATATCTAAATCTGATGCTATTGCTTCTAATTGACGCATTGTATGACCCTCTCCTGTCCACTGGTCCTTGAAATTCTTTGAAGCTACCAAACATTCGAAATAATCCACTATAACCATATCTGGATTAAAACCAGTATTGATAAGTCTCTTAATATATGTCCTGATTTGAACTGGATTAACTTCCCCTGTATTAAATTTTTTAATTACAAGATTTTCATCGAAAGCATCCGTGTAAGACATAATATCTTTAACCATTTCAATATTTTCTGGTTTTGATAAATCTCTTGCCTCGACACCCGTAATCTTCCCAATATGTTTTCGTTGAATTTGTTTTTCCTTATCCTCAAAAATTATTTGAAGTACTTTAAAATTGTTTAAAGCGGCATGATTTGCAAAACTTGTTGTTAATGAGGTATTATGTGTAACAATAAAATCTCGCGTTAAATATAATCCATCTTCACTTTCCAGCATAATACATTTGGACTCTTCTTGTCTAACTAACTCAACCGACTCAATAAATCTAAGTGTTTTCTTACTTGTTCTATAATTAACTCTATCTTGTTTTCTTTTTAAATTAAATATTGGGATAGTTGTATCTATTAATGTAATTGTTACTTCATAATGAATACCACAATCTACTCCAATATTATATTTTTTATTAAAATAAGAAGCATTTTTTTCTCTAACAATTGCAAATCCACCTAAAGATAATACAAGTGTTTTAACATCTTCGGCTAATTGTTTTGATTTTGTATTATAACAAGAACAACCATTTTTTTGACAAGTTCCATCGGTATCCATAAGACCATTTAATAATTCTATCCGATTTTCAATTGAATTATATAAATAATCGTTTGGTATAAACTTATCTTCACTTTTTTCTTCTAATGTAAAATATTTATATAATTGTTCTTTTAGTAAATAAGATAATTGAATTTTGGTAATATGTGGGTCTCTTGTTGAATTATTTAATGAAACTACATTTGTTATTTTACAAATTTTATCAATTATTTCTTGGTCAACAGATGTGATGTCCATTCTTGAAAAACAGCCATCTCCAATAAATGCCCCTATAAAATAAGGTGGTAATGTTTCTGGTATATCTATTGTGTTAAACTGAACCGCTTCTGGCATTGGAACTTTAAAGTTATGTCTTTTAGGGTGTCCAGCATAGTTTTTAAATAACCCTTTTTCTAAAATTTGTTTCAATGATAATGTTTGATATGTGTGATCTGGTATATAATATTTATCATCACGACTTTTACTAACACCACTAACGTATTTTTTACCACACCTTTGATATACTGAATTAACATTCCATAAATGATCTATACCGCATTCTACTGAAACTTTATCAGAAAAAGTAACTTTATATACGTCTTTAACTCCCTGTGGAAAGGTATTAATTACTTTGACTGGTTTTCCATTTCCACCAATAACAAAATCACCTACTTCAATTGAACCCATAGTTCTAAATCCATCTGGAGTACACACTAACTCGCTGATTGGTTGCTCTTTACCAAAAGATGAAGGTCCTATTATAACACCTAATTCACCTCGCCCAAGCCCACCTTCAAGCGCATCGTCAACGCCTTTAACTCCAGTTGGTACGACTTTTCTATAATCTTCTGAAAGTACTTCACCTAAGTTGTCTCTAAGGTGAATACCTATTTCTTCTCTGTTGCCAGTCGCTAATGCATTTCTAATTAATTCTTCTAATTCATCATATTTATCAATATCACCATCGCTAATAAATTTACCCATTTGATTATAAACTTTGGCCATATTTTGTTGTTTGAAAAATTTATGGGCCTTTGTTTTAATTGAATCAGCACCTTCACAGGTTGTGTTTTTAATCTTTTTAACAATTTCAACCACAAATTCAATATCCTGATCACTATTTGTTGTTGAACGTAATTCTATTTCTGCCTGTTCATAAGATGGAACATAATCATTTATATCGAAAAAATTTTTAAGCGTTCCCATGAACCGTCTAACATTTACATCTGTGAACATATTTGTATCAACCATATCAGAAACATCTCTAAAAAATTTCTTATCATCCATAAAATGATGAGCCAATCTATACTGAAATTCTGTGCCTAAATAACCTAAATCGTCTCTCTTTGCCATTTTTTATTTATAACTTTTTTATTTTTTTTGATAAGATTGCCGAAATACTTTTATGGTATTTCGGCAATTAAACTTGTTTTAATAACTAAATTTATATTAGATATTTAACTATTTCCCCATTTTTTAGCCATTGATTCTGCTGCTAAGTCATCTTCCCAATCTTCGATTGGCGAATAGTTTTGATATACTTTACCGTTACCAGCATCAAATTCCATTGTATAGGCTTCATATACTACCCTGTCAACTCCGCGATTTTCATCGAAAGATTTACAAATTGGCGTGATTTTATTATCTACGTATTCAAATTTCCCATTTGTAAAGTCGGTAAATACGATTTCATCTAACATTAACTCTGGTAGACTTTGTTTGTAAATAACCCTTTGTTCGTGTTCTTTTGAATAAAATGACGAGCACACACTACAAAGGTGTTTCATGATGATAGCGGTCAAATCTGGTCTATCTACTGCTGACCTTTGAGCAATCGATCTTGTGAAATCAAGTGCTTGAATATTTACCGAGTCATATTTATATTTTTTATTCGTTAAATCAACTGAATTTCTAACGGTAAAAGGATAATTATCACCAGACCAAATTTTTGTAATCACAGGTTTTAACCCATCAAAAAAAGTGAACTTAAAGGTAGTTATTTGTGATGCATTAATCGTATTAGTGAATTCTGGAGAAATATCTTTCGATTCTTCTAAGTCACCATGATACACGCCTAACTTTCTATTACCTCTTACAGTTTTCTGAATTGTCAATGGCATATTACACCAAGTATAAACTCTTGATTTAGATTTTAAATCCCTATCAATCAATCTAACGATATCATCAATAGCCTCCTTTAATTCAATCGATCTTAATGAACTGGCATCGAAATTATTAATGTTAAAATCACGTTTACAAATAATAACCTCGTTGTTAGTATTTTCCAAGTCGTTTACAGATAATACATATGAAAATCTATAATCTATTTTACTGAAATCTTTTTTTTCTTCCATATTTAATCCTCCTTTTCTACTGAAAATTCTAATTCGGTATCATCCTTAATTGGCTTACCTGTTAATTCACTCAATTTATTTAATAAAAATTTAGAATACTGTTTCTTATAAGCATCTATTTTTTCTGGATTCCAAAGTCCGTGTGATAAAGAAGAAATTTTTCCTTCGTATTCAATACCAGTTACGTGATTTTTAGCAACTTTTATTTTAGTTGTGATTCCATATCTATACGATTTTTTATCGGAAATTGCACTTAGTTTTTCAACCGCACCAGTTGTTACACCACCTAATTGTATTCTAAGTCTACTAAACCATTTTACACCATCTCCACCACTAGTTTTTAATTGAGGAGCACCCATCTGCATACTATCAACCCATACCTTATTTATAAAAAACATAGTGTTTGTATATGAACTACTCTCTTTCCTTGATAATGGTATCCTATTATTCCCAATAATATTAAAGCTTGATTTAATAGCCCCAGCATCAAACATATTATTACCTGTCTTCGACATTACGGACCTATATGATGGTATAGATCCAACGGAATCCCAAATAAAACACATTTCATAATCTATCTCCCCATCTTTATTACCTTGTAAATCTAATAATTCATTAATAGAATACGCAATATCTTCAAGAACAGCCACTTTTCGATTTGGCTTTTCAAGCATTTTACTTTGAGCATAATCCATCTTCCCGTATTTTCTATATAAAATCTCCGCATCATAATATAAGAAAAAACCACTATGATCCACAACTTTACTTTCTACTTCTCCAGTATCTTCATTAACAACATCCCCCATTACATCGTCAAATTCGACACCACACATACGGGCGTGTTCCCACGGAAAATTACTTTCAGTTTCGTAAATTACAGGTAGAATATTCTCTCTCTGACACTGAGCCATTAATTCTAATTTAAAAGTAGATTTACCAGTATCACTATGCCCCATTATATCACTACAAAACCCTTTTGGAATTCCTGGTAGTTTAACCGCATCATAAAAACCTTCTGGTAATACAATCCATTCTAAATCCTTGTCTTTTACACCATTTAAATCGTTCTTAGCTTTAAATGCATTTGCAAAATCTTTTTTATCAACAAATCCACTCGTTGACACTTCTTTCTTTTTTACAGGCTGCTTTGTTGCCATTTTTTATTTGTTTAAATTATTAATATGAAACTATTTTAAACAAAACTATTTTTGAATTTTATTTTAACCCAGAAGCACCAAAACCAGAAGCACCTCTATCTGTAACTTTATTTATCTCATCAACAATAATAATATCAACATAATTACTATTATAGACTGGACAAACCACCAATTGAGCAATCCTATCACCATTTTCAATAATTATATCTTCTTTGGAAAGGTTAATTGCGATAATTTGAACGTGGCCAACATATGGTTCGTCTACAGTTCCTGGGGTATTAGCAACGCATAGAGCCTGTTTTAAAGCACACCCGCTACGACTCCTTACCTGAGCTTCACATCCACTTGGTAAGTTAATATAAATACCTGTTGGTATTAATATTCTTTCTAATGATTTTAATATAATTGGCTCGGATAGCCAAGCGCGTAAATCCATACCACTATCACCAACTTTGGCATATACTGGGTCAGGATTTGGGGAAATATTTTTAATTTCTAATTTAATTTTTTCTTGCAAAATAACTTTATTTAATGATTTATGAAACTATGAAGCGGTTACGTTCAGATAATGACCTGAAGAGGCTTTACCGCTAATTAATAAATATCTTTTTTCTTAAAATGGTAAGTCGTCTGTTTCTGATTCGGAAGAAACTTTTTTTGTAACTACCACATCTTCTACATCTTCTTCTTCATCCTCCTCGTTATTTGGTACTTCTTCGGGTTTTAAACTATTTAATGTGGCTTTATCAATCCACTTGTTGGATGGTTTATCAAACCAAGGTGTTTTTCCATTAATAATTAAACTAAGATAATCATAACTCTTAATTGTATATACCTGATACCACTTTAAATCATTTTCAATAAATGCTTTACTTTCTGACTCATCTTCGCTAAGTGGTGTCTGAACCATATCAGATGTTAAACCACCGTATTTAGATTTCTTTTCTTTCAGGACATACGTGATTAATAAATCCTTTCCAGTTTTTAAATCAAAAATATCGATTTTATATTTAATATTCTGATCTTTAATAGTACCAATGTTATCCAAAACAGCTTCTGATACCTTCCAAAATTTAGATTCATTTAAGACTTCATTTTTGGTAGTTACCCTTTCAATACCCCTAAAAACAAAATTTGCTTGTGCTTTATTTGCCAATGCGGATTTTTTAGCACTATCCACTTTTAAGTCATTTTTATAAATAACATCTTTTTCAATTTCATTGATATTATTTGGTTTTACTGGCCTATTCTTTTCTATATTATATTCAGTCCAATAACCCTCTTCTAAATCACAATAAGGACATTCTTTTTCAGTTCCTTCTGGAACGTTTTTAGTGTGCTTAGCACATACGAATGACTTTTTTGCGTTGCTGTCCCAATGAAAAAAAACTTCTTCAAAAATTTCGTCTGATTCGTTTGATAGTTGGATTAACCTAAATTGTAACTCTTTTTTCTCACCTTTGGTGATTCGGGTGTCTAAATAATTTTTCTCACTATATTTAACCTCTTTTTTTTCATAAGCCTTCGGTTTGGAAGCCTTAATTTCATTTCGTTTTGCATCAAATGCATTTACATTTTCACTCATTTTTATTTAATTTAAATTATTATTTTAAGTTTTAAAAACACCGACCATTAATTATGTAATCGGTGTTATTTTTTCTCCTACTTTCTCAACAAATGTACCAATAAAATACGAGAAAAGCAAGTGTGGATTGAATTTATTTTGGTTATATTAAATTTAATATCCCATTACACCTTTAAGTGATTGGTTTACTTCATTATCTTTAATTCCAAAGCTTTTGTAAACATTCATTGCATTATCATCGAGGTCGGATGGCTTAATTTCAAGGTTTTTATCATCACTCAATTCATATTGCCCTTCTTCTTCTTTCTGATTCCAAAAATCCTCTGGAGTTTGATTGAATGGATCACCAAGTGTTTGACGTTTTTGTAATACTTCTTTTGGTGTTGGATTTCGTTTTTCAATTTCCTGTCTAATAGCTTCGGTGTCGCTGTCAATTTTAGATGTAATACCATCTACTTTATCCGTAATAGAAGCAAGTAACTCCATCATTTGAGATGTTTGATCTGCTAATGAACTAACCTTATCATCAACTTGTTTTTGATCTTGGGTTAATTGTGTGACATCAACTTCAACTTCTGGTGTTTCAATAGGTGCCGTATCCATTGGTGGCATTTCCATTGGATCTGGAGCTTGTGGTCCTTCAATTGGCTGTTCTGGTTGTAAATCCATTGATGGGTCTGCTGGTGCTGATGAAGCTGGGTCAATCATTGCTGGCTCTGTTGGCGTTACTGCATCTTGTGTTTGATCTAGTACAGGAAGATTATTATTAGGGTCTTCATCATCTTCATCTAATAACATATCATCTCGATTTGTAATAAATGAATATTCTGTTATCATTCCAAATTTTTTCTTAACGGATTTAAGTTCGTTTTCGTTTAGTTCTCTATATTTCATAATTTTAACTATATTAATCTTGGAGTAGCTGACGATTATCTTCTGTAATAAATATTTTACTATCTATACGTTCAATTAGACCATCTGTTTTTTTTAATGTCTTCTTGGTTGGAACGATTTGTTGTTCGTTAGCCACTACTTCTAATGGTTTAATATTATTTGCTGGTACATTTTGAATAAAAGAATCAAGTCTTTCATGCATTTGTTTGGTTATAATTTTAACTGCCATAATATATAATTTTATATTCATCGAATATAGATGAACTTGTTATTTAATATAAATATATAAAAAATTAAATAATTGTAGTTTTTATATCAATTTTTTTAATATTTTTGATTGAAAGCTGGCTTTTATTTGATAATATAAGCTTTCCA